AGACCCGGAGGAGGAACTGGCAGAACCCTCCGTCTATCAAGAAAAGTTTACCGAAGAAATGCGCGGCAATTATTTAGCAAGGTTTCATCCAGAAGAAATCCACAAACCCTTTGATGAAATGTATAAGCTGTCGCAAATTACTCGAAACGCGAATGGCGTGATTGAGGACCCGCTGCACCAAACCTATCCCATCCTGACGAAATACGAGAGGGCTAAAATCATCGGGTTACGCGTATCTCAACTCAACAAAGGTGCTGAACCTTATGTAAAGTTGAAAAACAAACAACTCATGGATGTTTCATTGATTGCGGAGAAGGAACTTCAAGAAAAAAAGTTACCCTTTATTCTGATGCGTCCTATTCCCAATCGTCCGGCGGAATATTGGAATGTGAACGATTTAGAATACTTGTATTAATAATTAAACATCCTTGATGACCTTCTTTTTAATACGAGGCAGCTTTGCTCCTAGAAAGGTTTCCATCCTCGCAATAAAGGCATTGTTGGGAATCGCCTTTCCATTTTCATAGGAATGAATCACTTGGGTCGGCACACACATCTTGTTTGCCAAGTCTTTCTGACTCATGCCTTTGGCTACGCGCGCCTGTTGCATCGCGACCTTGAGCTCTACCGTGACTTCCATCAAAGGAACATCTTCCTTGGGTTTCGGTTTGGTCACTTCGGGAAGCTTCACCGGCTTGTTCAGCACAATCGTGGTCCAATCCTGAGTCGACATCTTTGTCTTATCCAGGGATATTATTTTCACCTCAATTTTAAATATAAATATAAAAATGGAATCCACTATAATAGAGACATAGATATACTATGGTCTATTATGCAGTTGCGAAAGGGCGAACCGTCGGTATCTTTGATACATGGGCTGAATGTCAACAATCCGTCAAAGGGTTTAAAAATGCACTGTATCGAAAGACCGAGACCAAGGAAGAAGCCGAAGCCTTTATTCTACCCGAGGACCACCATGAACCTGTCTATTACGTGTATACCGATGGGTCTTGTCTCCACAACGGTCAAAGGAATGCCACCGCAGGTATCGGCATCTTCTTTGGTGTAGAGGACCCACGTAATGTCTCCAAGTGTATAGAAGGGAAACAGTCTAACAATACGGCCGAATTGACTGCTCTCATCGAGGCTTACGCTATCCTGGAAGACGACATTCAGAAAGGAATATCGATTACGATAGTCAGTGACTCTGAATATGCGATTCGATGTGCCTCCTCTTACGGAAAAAAATGCGAGAGTCAAGGATGGCCCGACATACCCAATCGAGCCTTGGTCCAACATGCATACGGTCTATACCGAGACAAACTGAATGTCCGTTTCCTGCATATAAAGGCCCATACCGGGAAGAAAGATATACATTCGGTTGGAAATGCTTATGCTGACCAGCTAGCCGGACAGGCGTCGGGCCAGTGCTAGCCGATGTTTTGTTTTGTAGGAAAAGATATCTTTCTCTCCCTTATATGAAAGGGTCTTTTACATGGATAGGGGGCATCACCTTACTTTTTGGTTTCATCCTCTTGTATATTGTGTTCTATTGTCTTTTTTTTACCGACGTGGTTGAAAAAAGACAATATGACTTGGAAAAGGACGGTGTATGTCTTTTTCCCAAGGTCCTTTCTTCCAAACAAATAGAACACTTGTCTCAAGCATGTGTGGAGGGGAATTACAAGGAAGCCAAAGAACACCTCCTTCAGGACAAACGACTGATTGGACTTTTGAAGCAGACCTTGGGCGAATCGTATCAATTTCAAGACTATATATGGATTATTCAGAAATCAAGTGTGCATACCTGTCATCGAGACAACAATGGTGATTTTTTTAACAAAGGTCAACTGTATCCCTCTTATACGTTGCTTCTTTATTTGGAAGACATGGAAAAATGTTTGGGGGTTATCCCTACCAGTCACAAGGATGTGAATAGCTTTAATGTCAATCCGACAAACAAAGTAGAAACCCTTTTATGTAAGAAAGGGGATGCGATTCTGTTTAATGCGAACCTCATACACGTAGGGACCATTCAATCCAAAGACGACCATTTACGGATTCAAATGAAGGTGACCCATCGAAAAGACATTCCGACATTATCTTATTATCAAGACTTTAATAAAGTTCTGAAAAAGGACAATACTATTCCCAAAGAGTTGTTACAGTTTCAAAAGAATGTATCCTGTATGTTCCCCTATGTCTCCAATTTAACGCAGAGCGACAACATTCAAAGTGCGCGTGGCACGGACAATGGCGAAACGGTTGGACTACCCCAAAAAGTATTTTCCTATTGGTTTTATGGGAATTCTGATTTTTATGATTTACCCAATGCTTTTTAAATGGAAATAGAAAGATATAATCATGAAATGAGATGGACCCCATGACCGCAGGTAGAAAAATACGATTGCATGTAGAATTGTTTGAACATCTCGAATTCAAGGAAGGAGGGTTACATATTTGTTGCGATTGTTTGAATTATATAGAACATCCCATCTTATGGTTTCGAGAATATCGTTTTTATCCCTATTGTTCTACTTGTATGCGTGCATATTTTCCTGTTAAAATTGATTGCTTCGATTCCCGTTTACCGAAGCATAGATATGTCTCACATGGTTCACGCGCGTAGGGTCGCACTCTTACAAGAGATTCGGCTTGAATATGGGTTTCGTCAATATCTAAAATCTTATTGTTATGATTGTATCAAGGATATAGACATTCCTTATACTCGAATGATTCATTACAAAGAATATACATTTTGTTCAGAGAAGTGTGCGACGAGAGCCATGCGAGTTCGGTGCAAGAGACAAAAAAGGAAACCCTCTATGAATGAACTTTGTCAAATGTATCAAGCAAAATAGATATAAATCATTTTCTCCTAACTATACAATGGACCGCGTAGAACAAATGAAAAAGGTTCAAGCAGAAGGACTCGCTCTTTTTATCAAAAAGAATGCGGATTATGGAGACGCCTTTGCCAAGTTTGGCGTCATCGGAGTCTTGATGCGCATCGAAGACAAGATACAGCGTGCCCTCTCCATCACAAAAAATGGTATTAATTTAGTAGATGATGAATCTTTAAGAGATACAATGATCGACTTGCATAATTACTCGGCCATGACCATGATGCTTCTGGATGAATAATCGCCCTCCGAGGGCCATTTTCAAGAAAGGCGTTTTTTAAAAAGGGCCGACCCCAAAATCGAATTTTCTCTCCCGCGATTTATACTTTTTGGTAAGTCTATACTAATGTATAAATACATGTCATTTTTTTACAAAAGTATAAATCGATTGTGACCACGAATAAAGCCATCATGAAGAATATTGTAAAAAAGTATAAAAAATAATATACACGTTTATGTATATGGAAAATAAATGCGTGTGTTGTAATTACACAACCTTTGTAAAAGCAAATTTCATGAAACATTTAGAAACGACGAAGCATAAATTGATAAAAAGTAAGTCTAAAGTAAGTCTTGAAGAAGCCAAAAGTAAGCCACACGTAAATGAATACGAATGTAAATATTGTGGACAAAAATACAAACATAAACAATCCGTGTCGAAACATATCAAGTATTCTTGCACAAAAAACAAGGATGAGGACTTGAAAGAACTCGTGCGGCTACTCAATGCACAGATGGAGCAGCAACAGACCGACTTTCAGATACAACTCCAAACCCAGGCGAAACAAATCGAAAAACTCATGGGGAAGCTTGAAATTACAGGGTCCTTTAACACGACCAATATTCAAAACAACATTACGCTTCTTTCGTATCGAGACACTGACGTCTCCCATTTAACCGACGAAGATTACAAGAAATGCATCAAAAAGGTCAACTTTTGTGTCAAGAATATGATTGAGTGTATTCACTTTAATCCATTGAAACCTGAGAACATGAACATTTACATCTCCAACATGAAGGATAAGTATTTGATGATTTATGACGGGACGAATTGGAACCTTGCCAACAAGCGCGATGAACTCGATAAGCTATACGAAGACAAGGAGATGCTTTTGGAAGAATGGCTCGAGACCAATCAAGACCCGGTGCTGAAGGATAAGTTTGTGAAATACATCAACAACAAAGAAAAAGATGATTGTTTAAATAAAATCAAGGAAGAAATCAAGCTCATGATGTATAACAAGGCCAAACCTTTAGCATTTCCAACGATTTCCGCAGTCTAAGCATGTCACGAATGTGGTCATGGGTTCGTCCGCAGACCGTGTCTGTGCTTGGTAATAGGTGCAGCGATTCTTCTTGCACCGGCGGCACTCGAAGGTGTCTGTGCTTGCCTCAATCTTGGGAAAATACTTATTCTCTAAACGGATACGTTTGTTTTCAATCTCTTCACTCCATTTCTCTGGATACAACTCTTGATGGCTCTTGTAGGCCATGTCTTTGCATAGAAAGATGCCGGCATCAATCTTGTCTTTGACTTCTGATTTTTTAAGGGTGAAATAGAGACGTCGAAAGGTATCCAGATAAAGCTGTAGAAATATTTTGTTTTCCCAACGTTTTGGAATGTGATGCGAGTCGGCCTTGTCCAGAGAGTGGTTGTAAATACTTTTCTCCAGATTACGAGACTTGACTTCATTGGACAAGATGGACGAAAACGTGTCCACCACCCGTTTTCGAAGTTTATGTTCCATGCTTTGTTCCATGCTTAGCGACATGCTTTGTATGAGGATGAGTTTATTATTTATATTCAATTTTGTTTTTGTAGTATAATGTTACGATATCTATTGGCTGTGTCCATTATGATTTATCTCACGTATGGTATTTTACCAGAGAAATCACAATGTAGCCAATATCC